TGATGATTGGAGATTGAAAGGAAAGAAGTATGCGTTAAAGATACATTACTTCTCGCTTGAGATGCCACAGAGTCAAATAATCGCAGAATTGGCTTCTAGATGGATACATAGATATCATGGATTACTAGTCGATGCACAGTATTTACTAAGTCATTGGACAGAGCATACTCTAGATGGGTATATCAATGCTCTATTGGAGTCAAAAGACTTTGAAGACTATGTTAAAGATTTTGAAGAGGCAGTAACCATATTAGATATGTCATTAAATCATATAAGTTTTAGTACTTATGTTAATAAATTAGCAGAAGAATATGGTGAAATAGAGAAGCGAAATATAAAAACAAAAGATGGTAAAATATTACCTGTATTTAAATCATATACAGAGAAAGACCCATCACAAGTTACTATTATAGTAGTTGACCATATATCATTAGTAAAATGTATAAGTGGTCAAAGTAGAAAGCAAATGATAGATGATATGGCTGATGTCATGATTAAGGCTAGAAATAGATACCTTTTCACATTTGTAGTAACACAACAGCTCAATCGGGGATTTAACTCTACAGACAGGGTTAAATTAGACGATATATTACCAAAAGACTCTGATTTTAGAGACGGGTTAAAATTGGCCCCTTTACACAGTAATGTGTATCGAAAAGCTAGTTAATTCGGTGGACAACCTACATTCGTATATAGTAATATAAGAGAAGGTTAATACCGAGCTAATAATATGGAAGAAATATATAAAACAATAGAATTGTTCGATGGTGCTTACGAGGTAAGTAACTATGGAAATGTAAGAAGTAAAGATAGAGAGCGTAAATACCCACAAGGTCATATAGTACCAATGAAGGGTAAGCTTTTAACACAAAGATTAAATCATAAAGGTTATAAATATGTACAGTTTAATTATAAAGGTCAACATGTGACTAAAACAGTACATAGATTAGTAGCTTTGTATTTTGTAGAAAGAATAGGAGAAAGATTACAAGTCAATCATATAGATGGAGATAAAACTAATAATCATTATTCTAATTTAGAATGGTGTACCAATAGTGAAAATCAAACCCATGCTTATAAAACAGAGTTAAATAAACCTAAATATGGTGAAGACTGTAATTGGTCTAAATATTCTAATGATAAAATAGAAGAAGTGTTAAAAATGCTAAAGGAAGCTCCTAAGCATGCTTCAGGAAGAATTCATAATGGTATATATGAAAAGATAGTTAAAGCAACAGGTGTAAGTTATGAGGCCGTAAGGGCATTAAAGTCCAAACCTAACTATCGTAAATTTCAGAAATGAGTGTAACGACTATTCCGAAAGGAAGTAGAACCAAGTGGTTCGAAACACTAGCCGCCCTATTAGGGTGAAGATATAGTCTCATCTGCATAGTAATATGTAGCAGTTCATAAGTATATAATAAAACATGAAAACATACATAATATATAAATATAAAAATTTAATCAATAATAAAGTATACATAGGTTTAACCTCTGAAACTTTACATAAACGTAACCTTTCTCATTTAAGAAAGGTAAGGTTCGGCTCAACATCTAATTTTCATCAGGATATAAGAAAGCATGGTATTGAAAATTTTGAATTAATTGAAATTGATACAATAATTACTTCTAATAAAAAAGAAGCATATCAATTAGAGCAATTTTATATTGATAAATTTGAAGCATATAATAAAGGTTATAATATGGATTTATTTGGATGGAATATATCAGATAAATCGGGTAAAAATAATCCAATGTATGATAAAATATCAGGAAATGCTCATAAATGCTCCATAAAAGGGATTGTTTATGATAGTGTTACTGATGCTGGAGTTAAACTAAATGTTAATAGAGGTACTATTAATAGATGGATTAAATCTAAAAAAGATTGTTTTAAAATACAAGAGAACGTATTATGATTAACGACCATAGTAGAAGGTAATGCGGGAATGTTTGATGCAGCTAACGTTGTATTAGGCTTGATGAGTCCTAGTAGAGAACGACATGCGAAGTTCTTTGGATTTCAAGTTGCAGATATTGTTAACGGAGGTCACACTGAAATAGGATTTGGTAATAAGTTATTGATATTGAATATTGTAAAGAATAGACATGGAGCCGCTTTTGGTGTGTTTCCATTACTATTTTTGGGTGAGACTGGGGAATTATTTGAATTACCTAAAGACCCAACGAAATTTGATATGGATAATCTAAAAAGATACAGGAAGTATTATTTAAAATAGAGAGAAAGAAAGATGAGTAAGAATATTTTAATTATAGGAGATAGTGGTGCAGGTAAATCTACATCATTAAGAAACCTAGACCCAAAAAGTACATTTATTATAACACCTAATACAAAGCCTTTGCCATTTGCAGGAGCTAAAAAACTATATAATTCTAAAAATAAGAATTTAGCAAAAGTAGTAGGTTTAATAAATTTAAAAGCGGCATTAGATAACATTAATGCCAAAGCACCACACATTAAGACAGTTATTATAGAGGATATTACACACTATTTTAACTATCGAACTAGAAAGGATTCAAAGATTCCTGGATTCGCAAAATGGGACGCATTAGCTACGGATACGTATAATGCATTACTTGCAAGTGAACAGGATGGCGAATATAGAGACGACCTAACAATTGTAATGATAGGGCACACCCAAGAAGTGATAGACTCAAATGGAGTGAAAACAACAACATTATACACACCAGGAAAATTGTTAGAACAAAAAGTAAAAATACCTAGCTACGTAACATATGAATTTTTCGCAGATGTAGAAATTATAGACGGTAAGCCTAGATATTACTTTTTAACTAATAAAGATGGTACAGGTCGTGAAGCAAAAACACCAATGGGGTTATTTGATGAACTACATGTAGATAATGACCTAGCTCCAATTTTGGAGAAAATTAATAAGTATGAATAAATTAAAAACACAAATTAGATATGAATTTTGATTTTAAAAATGTCCCTGAAGACAAGAAGTATGTTGGTTATGGTATTAATAATTCCGTAACTATCATCAGTGTAGAGAGCGGTGTTGCTCCGAATGAAAAGAAAACTCCTTTCATTCAAATTAATCTAAAAATTACAGGAGATACTGATGATAACAGTACAATCCAAAAGTTGTATGTTACTGAAAAATCTCAAGTGATTACAATGCGTAAAATTATGGCTATTCATTCAGCAGTTAATAAGTTAGAAATCTTAGTTGATAAAAACTTTGAAAGCTTAGATGAAATGGCTAAAGCATTAAACTCTATGTGGTCAGGTCGTAAATTACGATTAAAGCTACAAGCAGAGGAGTATTTAGGAACAGATAAGGATGGTAACCCTAAAACAAAATACCGTACATCTATTCCTATGTTTGATTTTGTTGAAGCAATTGCACCAGGCGCAGATATGCCTGTTGTAGCAGATGCAGATACAAAATTGAAATTCGATAAGAATAATCCTAATGATTTTAAACGGTTAGACCCAAGTGAAGCTCAACCAGATGTAGCTCCACCACCAGTTCCAGCTTTTGGAAATGATGATGAAGAATCTGAAGGCGGAGACGATATGCCGTTCTAATATTATATAAATATGTTTAAATTTGGTGAAGAACTAACACTTGAAAATATATTAAAGAAAGTGACTCCTTATCAAATATTTAAATATTACATGCCCGAATTAAACGTCGGGAAAGCAACTAATTCACCCTTTAGGAAGGACAGCAATCCTTCCTTTGGGTTAGTTGTTAACTCTGAGACAGGAGATGTAATATATAATGATATGAGAGGAGGAGACTCTGGTAATTGGATTAAATTCCTAATGAAACTCAAAGGTATTGATTTTCATGATGTATTAAGAGTAGTAAATAGAGACATGAACTTAGGTCTTGCTGATTATTCAGCATCTCCTATTGTATTACAACCGACTAAATCTAAAATAGTAGAAAATGTTACACCAAATGAATTAGCTAGAGAATTACATTTACATGTTACTAGACGTAATTGGCAACAACATGATGCTGACTATTGGTTATCATATGGAATAACACGAAAAGAATTAGGAACTGAAACTTTTCCTATTTCAACATATTGGTTTAACGATTGGGGTTCTGTTATAGCAGAAAAATATTCCTATTGTTATGACTTTTATTTTGACGGAACTTATTTTAGACGTAAAATATACCAACCATTTAGTAAAATTAATAAATGGAAGACTAATTTAAATAATTTAGTTATTGATGGTATAAAAGACATCCCCAAACGAGGGGAATTACTTATAATAACAAAATCTAGAAAAGATAGATTAGTATTAAAAGGATTAAATTATAACGCCATAGGTACAAATAATGAATCATCTTGGATACCTGATGTTAATTTTGAAAAATTAAAGAAAAGGTACGACGAGATTGTAATATTTTTTGATAATGATGAAGCGGGATTATCTAATGCAGCTAAATTTGGTGAAAAGTATGGGTTAAGACACATACATATTCCAACAGATTTAAAAGAGCAAACAGATATTTCTGATTTTAGACATGATTATGGCGAATTAGCAACAAAACGAATGTTAAAATATTTATTATGAGTGAAGTACTAAATTATTATGACAGAAAATGCATCATAATGGATAAAGACCCAGATGCATTATCTAAAATAAAAGAATTACGTGATATATGTTATAATCATAGAGAATCAAAATGGAGAAAAAGATTATTATTTAATGAGATTATACTCGAAATTGAAGAGGATTATTATAATGTTGAAGAAACAAAATTCATATTTGTTTTTTCTTTAACTAATGAACATGAGTATGTTCTACTTTATTGGGATATAATGACAGAAGGAAATACTTTAGAAGATTTTAGTGTTATGCCTGATGACCCATATCTTACATTTGAGGATATAAGGTATAAACCAAGTAATATTAAACTAAATAAATTTATATTTGAAAACTATGGATAATTTAAATCAAAGAGTAGCAGTATATGGTTCATTATTAAAAGGTTTACATAATCATGACAGAATAATAGGAAAGTTTATAAAAACAGGAGAGGCAGTATTTTTAGGAAAAGACATCACTAAAGATGAATTTTCTATGTATGACCTTGGAGCATTTCCTGGAGTAACCTTAGAACCTAGAAATCAGATATACACAGAAGTATATGCTGTATCAGAAGAATGTTTGAAGTTTATAAGATTGTTAGAAGGAGTAACTCCTGGACAAAATGATGGGCTGTATAGAGAAAAAACTATTGAAACAAAATTTGGGGATGCCTATATTTATATTTTCAATAGAGACCCTCATACAAAACCTATAGAAGCGGATGGAATAATAAATTGGAGAACATACATATCAGAATTTAATATAAATTAATAAATTAAAAACAATGAATAGGAAAAGACCAATGATATTACCGTATAAACGTAATTCATTATCCGCAAAAACAATTTCAAAATATTTTAAAACTTTAAGAATATTTCCCGATAGAAACTATAAACCTAGATTGAATGATGTAGTTGTAAATTGGGGATTTCAAGGAGACATTCCTGTATTAGAAGGAAAAAATGTAGATATTTTGAATAAATCAGAAGCTGTTAGAAAAGCATCTTCTAAAGTTGATTGTTTAACTATATTAGGGAAAAATGGAGTTAATGTACCATTTTTCGCAACAGATTTGGAAAATGCAAAATCTCTATTCCATTTATCCGAAAATATTTTCTGTAGAACTTTAACAAGAGCCTCAAAAGGTAAAGGTATTGTTATAGCTAGAGCAGAAGACCAATTGGTTAAATGTAATCTTTATACATCTATGTTAGACACTGATATAGAATATAGAGTTCACGTATTTGATGGTGAAGTTATTGATATTGTTCAAAAACGCCAAATGTCTAAAGACAGAATGCGAGATAAAGGTATAATTGTAGCAAATAAAGAAGTTAAGAATCTAATGAATGGTTGGTCATTTACAAGAGGTGATTTAACCTTATGGGATAAAGATGGAAACTATTTTTATGATATGATAAGTATTTCATTAAATGCTATAAAAGCCTTAGATTTAGATTTTGCAGCTATTGATTTGGTAAAAACTAAAGATGATGAATTTTATGTACTAGAAGTTAATACTGCTCCTGGTATGAAAAGAGGAACTACAACACATAGAAGATATACAGAAGCTATATCTAAGTATTGTAATATTCCATTTGACCATGACGCTTACACAAGAAGATATGGTATAGGGAATACTCATGAAAATAATTTACATGACTTTATAACAAGTTACAATAATTTAGCTAAAAAATGAAAGATGAAACTACAAGACATACAACTATTACTATAAAATCTATATATAAAGATGGGGTTCAAATAAAATCAATGGCTAAAACTACTGTAGAATGTTGTAATTTTATAGTAGGTAAAGCTATAGTGTTAAATCCTGAACATATAATAGGTAAAATAATAGATATAGATGTTCATTTTGATTATCTTCCTTTGCAAAATAGAAGTAAATCTTTTATACAAAAATGGATTGATTTCATTAATGTATTTGGATTTAATGTGACGATGCATGATTCAGATGAAAGGTGTGTCATACTTAGATTTACGTCTAAAGAAACAGAGGCTAATTATTATAATCTACTTATTTTAAGTATGATTAGATATTTATATTCATCTCATTATAGACATTTACCAAGAAGAATACTAAATTTAAGAAAAAGAAAAGACTTATCTCATTTAGACAATTGGGAGATATTTCAATTAGGACATGTATTCAATTTTTCATTTGATAACTGGCTGGTCAATATTGCCGCTGGCCTGACCGCACCGCTCCTGGATGGCGGCAGCAGAAAGGCGGATGTCGATATCGCCTCCTCGAACTTCTCCGAGCAGACCGCCATCTTCGGCGGGGGCGACAACTTCAAACTCGGGCTTCGCAACGTGATCGATTCGTATCGCCCCGAGGTAGTCGGTGTGGCC